AAAGTTAACCATCTGTGCGGCGATGTTTTTCATAAATCCACCCCGTAAATCCAGTCAGTGTTTGTCAGGTCGAGTTTTGGTTTGCTGGCTGTCACGCCTGCCTGTTGCTTGTTACGGTTGATTTCGAGCTGGGTCCACTTGTCGCGGAGTTTGGCCGGGCTCAGCACGTTACCGGACCAGAAGTTGTCCTGGCATGCCCAGCGGAACAGTACGCACATGTCGCGATGGTTACGTCCGTCACGTTCACGCATCAGGCGGATATCGTTAGCCCACCCTGCAAAATTCGGTTTTCTGGCTGATGGCGCGATGGTCTTCACCATGTCAAACATCCACTCTGCGGCGGTCAGGTCTTCTGCTGTTCCCCACTTGCTGCCGCTCTGAATTGCAGCATCCGGTTTAACCACAGAAAGATCGTTTTCTGGCTGGTCAGAGGATTCGCCAGAATTCTCGGACGAATAATCTTTTCTTTTTTCTTTTGTAATAGTGTCTTTTGTGTCCCCCTGTTTTGAGGGATAGCAATCCCCCAATTTGAGGGATGTTTTATCCCTCGTTTTAGGGGATTTTCCCTCGTTTTGAGGGATACACCATTCTGAGATGTTTTTATTTGGTCCAAACATGCCGCCTTGCTGCTTGATAATATTCATTCTGACGAGTTCTAACTTGGCTTCATTGCACCGTTTGACGGGTAACTTTGTAATCTCGCTAAGTTGAGAATCGGTGATTCTGTCCATTGGTTTATTCCACCCATAGGTTTTACGCAGAATGGCAAGCAGCACTTTAAACTGTCGCTTGGTCAGATCTGCGCCTGAATAAGCCTCAAGCAGCATATTTGATAGTCTGGCGTAACCATCATCGAGATCTGCCACATTACGCTCCTGTCCGGCAAAGTTACCTCTGCCGAAGTTGAGTATTTTTGCTGTATTTGTCATAATGACTCCTGTTGATAGATCCAGTAATGACCTCAGAACTCCATCTGGATTTGTTCAGAACGCTCGGTTGCCGCCGGGCGTTTTTTATTGGTGAGAATCGCAGCAACTTGTCGCGCCAATCGAGCCATGTCGTCGTCAACGACCCCCCATTCAAGAACAGCAAGCAGCATTGAGAACTTTGGAATCCAGTCTCTCTTCCACCTGCTGATCTGCGACTTATCAACTCCCACAGCTTCCGCTGTCTTCTCAGTTCCAAGCATTGCGATTTTGTTAAGCAACGCACTCTCGATTCGTAGAGCCTCGTTGCGTTTGTTTGCACGAACCATATGTAAGTATTTCCTTAGATAACAATTGATTGAATGTATGCAAATAAATGCATACACCATAGGTGTGGTTTAATTTGATGCCCTTTTTCAGGGCTGGGATGTGTAAGAGCGGGAATGTCTTAAGCGGCTTTGTGTTCCGGCGGGAACACGTCATCAAGACTGACTTCTGCGCCTAACTTGTTTAGGCACTCAACAAGAGCACGGCATGTTTTAAGGTCTGGGAAGCGACGACCAGATTCCCAATGTCCGATAGCTCCCTGTGTGCATCCAACTGCCTTAGCAAGTGTTGTTTGAGAGATATTCAGTGACTCTCGATATTTTCGTAGGTTGCTCATATGCCCTCCATAGTAACCATGAAACAATAATACGATATGTACTTTTAGAATGCAAACAAAAAATACATCTTGTGCATGGATGGTTTTAGTACAGAGCGTAATAATAAGGGTATGAAAATGAAATGGTATGAACTGGCTAGATCCAGAATGAAAGAGCTCGGCATAACTCAAGAGAAGTTAGCTGAAGAGCTTGGTATGACGCAGGGTGGAATTGGTCACTGGTTGCGCGGATCTCGTCATCCATCTCTTGACGAGATTGGTGTGGTGTTTAAATACCTTGGTATTGATAACGTCTCATTCAACCACGACGGTACATTTTCACCTGTTGGCGAATACTCATCTGCCCCCGTTAAAAAACAATATGAGTACCCTGTTTTTTCTCATGTTCAGGCCGGGATGTTCTCGCCTGAGCTTAGAACCTTTACCAAAGGTGATGCGGAGAGATGGGTCAGCACAACCAAAAAAGCCAGTGATTGTGCGTTCTGGCTTGAAGTTGAAGGTAATTCCATGACCGCGCCAACAGGATCCAAGCCAAGCTTTCCTGACGGGATGTTAATTCTCGTTGACCCTGAGCAGGCTGTTGAGCCAGGTGATTTCTGCATAGCCAGACTTGGTGGTGACGAGTTTACCTTCAAGAAACTGATCAGGGATAGCGGTCAGGTGTTCCTACAGCCACTAAACCCGCAATATCCAATGATTCCATGCAATGATAGCTGTTCCGTAGTAGGGAAAGTTATCGCCAGCCAGTGGCCTGAAGAGACATTTAGTTAACAGCCTCACCACTCTAAAGCACACAACAATAACCCGACCTTAGTGTCGGGTTTTCTTTTTCCAAAATATAAACCCACTAAATACAAAGCGTTATAAAAAACTAATTATATTTAGAACATTTTGTATTGACTCAATAAAGTACAAATCGTACTATTTAGCCATCAGCAGGACGCACTAACCACCATGAAGGTGATGCTCTTAAAAATTAAGCCCTGAAGAAGGGCAGCATTCAAAGCAGAAGGCTTTGGGGTGTGTGATACGAAACGAAGCATTGGCCGGAAGTGCGAATCCGGATTAGCTGCAAATGAGCCAATCGGGGGTGTTTTCGTTCAGGACTACGACTCACACACACCACCAAAGCTAACTGACAAGAGAATCCAGATGGATGCACAAACACGCCGCCGCGAACGTCGCGCAGAGAAACAGGCTCAATGGAAAGCAGCAAATCCCCTGTTGGTTGGGGTAAGCGCAAAACCAGTTAACCGCCCTATTCTCTCGCTGAATCGCAAACCGAAACCACGAGTAGAAAGCGCACTGAATCCGATAGACCTTACGGTGCTGGCTGAATACCACGAACAGATTGAAAGCAACCTGCAACGTATTGAGCGCAAGAATCAGCGCACATGGTACAGCAAGCCTGGCGAACGCGGCATAACATGCAGAGGACGCCAGAAAATTAAAGGTAAATCTATATCACTTATTTAGAAAATGCAGATTTAGGGAACAGATAGGAGGCGTTACACCTATGGCATCTCATCCTATGGTTAGAAGGTGGTGCAAATCCTTCGTATTGAAGTATGGATTTCACAGAAGATTCATAGCATTGAGCGCAAAGATAGTGCATTGGCTGACCGGTATTTGCCGATTTTTTGAGACGATAAACCACCGTAGCAACAGTAGGTGTATACATCTCATAGTTTTTCTTTTCCTCTTCCCACTTAGAGGCTCGATTTATCTTTTCTTCAAGCTCAATAATCTTGTCCTTAGAAATCATCAAAAGCTCATTAAGTGACATTTGCTGCTGTTGTGTAGTGGTCAACAAAAACTGGCCACCGCTTTAGAGTTTTTCCAGTATCGGTTTTCCGATTCATTTGGTGGCAACCCACCGTTATATTCGTGCGGCCTGAGCGCGTTGTAATACCCAACGATATAGTCCGTTATTTCATGGGCAGCATCGCTGAAGTTCATGTAACCCGTCACCGGTATCCACTCGTTTTTCAGACTCCTGAAGAAGCGCTCCATCGGGCTGTTATCCCAGCAATTTCCTCGTCGACTCAGACTCTGTTTGATCTGGTAACGCCACAGTAACTGCCGGAACTGCCTGCTTGTATAGTGGCTGCCCTGATCGCTGTGGAACATTACCCCGGCTGGTTTACTGCGGATTTCCCAGGCCATTTTCAGCGCTTTGATGGTCAGTCTGCTGTCCGGAGAGAACGACATTGCCCAACCTACCGGTTTCCTTGCAAACAGGTCGAGAACAACGGCAAGGTATGCCCAACGTTTCCCCGTCCAGATGTACGTCACGTCGCCGCACCATACCTGATTTGGCTCTGTCACTGCGAACTGCCGCCCAAGGTGATTCGGGATAGTGACATGTTCACGACCACCTCGTTTATAACGGTGCGCAGGCTGCTGGCAACTGACCAGTCCCAGTTCTTTCATGAGCCTGCCGGCAAGCCAGCGCCCCATTCTGAAGCCTATCAGGGTTGCCATTGTGGCGATGCTTCTTGCCCCGGCAGAACCATGGCTGATGTTATGCAACTCAAGTACCTGACTGCGTAATACAGCCCGTCTGCCGTCTGGTTTTTCAGGACGGTTTTTCCAGTATCTGTAGCTGCTGCGATGAACCCCGAACACATGGCAGAGTGTGACCACAGGATAATGCGCTCTGAGTTTCCCGATTATCGAGAACTGTTCAGGGAGTCTGACATCAAGAGCGCGGTAGCCTTTTTTAATATTTCATTCTCCATTTCAATGCGTTGTAGCTTTTTCCTCAGCTCACGTATTTCGATTTGTTCTGGTGTTATCGGAGAGGCTTTTGGTGTTTTGCCCTGACGCTCATCACGCAGTTGTTTGACCCATCTTGTCATTGTGGAAAGGCCGATATCCATAGCTTTGGCGGCATCTGCCACCGTGTAGTTCTGGTCAACAACCAGTTGAGCGGATTCGCGTTTAAACTCTGCGCTGAAATTTCTTTTTTTCATTGGAGCACCTGTGTTGTTCTGAGGTGAGCATATCACCTCTGTTCAGGTGGCCAAATTCAGTGTGCCACTACAGTTGGGCATCCATGAGCTTATCGACAAGTTCGTATGTTTTTTCTTTTACTGAGTAGTCTATTTGCATTTTCTGGATTTCCTTTACTGCGCCAACAGCACTCATCAGAGCACCTCCGGCACCAGAAACTGCATCTGTAATCCTACTTATTATTCCTTTTTCATCAGACATATAAATCACTCTCTTACTGTAGGGGTAAGAGGATTTTACTATTTTTCTCGCTGTAGGGGTACACGAGAACCACCGAGCCTGATGTGGTTAAAAGACAGGCATACTAATAAACACTGCACTGTGTATTCATTCCAACGAGTGAATACACGGAGCAATGTCGCTCGTAACTAAACAGGAGCCGACTTGTTCTGATTATTGGAAATCTTCTTTGCCCTCCAGTGTGAGGGCTTTTTTATATGCATACCAATAACGCTTCACGAGAGGCGTTTTCGTTATGCAATCAAATATAAGGAGTTACCCATGATGCACTTTCAGCTCGCGGGTAGCGGCGTCATGTCCGCTTTCTACCCGCTCGAATCTGAATTATCACGCCGAGTTAAACAATTAATCAGAGCAGCAAAGAAACAACTGGAGGCGTTATGCGCAATGAAATAACCATCAATCACCAGATGCTTCGTGCAGCACAAAACAAAGCAGTAATAGCCAGATTTATTGGTGATTCCAAAATGTGGCTTGAAGCAAATAAAGCGATGAAATCAGCTATCAACCTTCCGTGGTATCGCAGGAAATGAGTTTTACAGATAACTGGTCAGACGAAGAATTCATTCGTCAGATGAAAGAATTAATCGGTAACGAAGGAGATATTCATGTCACTTGCAACCACCGTGAAGGAGAGCAAGTTACAGAGACGCATGTACACGCAGCAGGCGTTAATGTATCGCCAGAAGGGAGATCGTGAAGGTGTTCGCGTCTTTTTAAATGCGGCAAAGACCGAAGTATTAAATCAGCGTTATTTCCTTGGTCCATGTCCATTCTGAGGTGAATTATGGATTTGAATAAATTCGATGAGCCATTCAGCCCTGAAGATATCGAATGGCGAATACAGCAAAGCGGTAAAACACGCGATGGCAAGGTGTGGGCTATGGTGCTGGCTTATGTCACGAACAGGGCAATCATGAAACGCCTGGACGATGTTTGCGGCAAAGCAGGATGGCGCAATGAATACCGCGATATTCCCAACAACGGAGGCGTTGAATGCGGCATATCAATCAGGATTGATTCCGAATGGGTAACCAAATGGGATGCTGCTGAAAACACGCAGGTAGAAGCCGTCAAAGGTGGTCGTTCCGGCGCAATGAAGCGCGCTGCCGTTCAGTGGGGAATCGGTCGGTATCTGTATAACCTTGAGGAAGGTTTCGCACAAACATCTCTCGATAAAAAGCAGGGGTGGCACAGGGCAAAACTGAAGGATGGAACAGGATTTTACTGGCTCCCTCCATCGCTGCCGGGATGGGCAATCCCAGCATCAGATAACAAACCATCACCAGAAAATACCAACCAGAAATCTCCATCGGTTGACTGCGAACAAATCCTGAAAGACTTCAGCGATTATGCATCAACAGAAACTGACAAGAAAAAACTCATCGAGCGTTATCAGCGTGACTGGCAATTAATGGCTGGCAACGAGGAGGCACAGGCTAAATGCGTTCAGGTAATGAACATCAGAGTTAACGAACTAAAACAGGCGGCATAAATGTCTCACTTGGACGGAATTATTAAAAGATTCGAGTCCAGCTACAAAGTTAATGAAACAACAGGTTGCTGGGAGTCTACCTATTCAAAAAACAAAGGAGGATACACAAAATTTGTAGCCTTTGGCGTAACAATGCTTTCTCATCGGGTTGCTTTTGAGCTTTATCACTCCCCCATTCCATCTGGGAAGATGGTTTGCCACAAATGCGATAACCCATGCTGCGTTAATCCTGAACATCTCTTTTTAGGTAGCGCGCAAGAAAACATGGACGACAAGATAGCAAAAGGAAGGCATCGTGGAGCCAAGAAAGGTCATGCTCATCATGGTGCAAAATTAACAGAGTGGCAGGTTATAGAAATTAGGAAAAGACTCTCTGAAAAAGAGAGTCAGTACAAGATAGCAAAAGACATGGGTGTATCTCAATCAATTATAAGCAACATAAAAACTGGCAAGAGGTGGAGCAAATGAGTTCTCGCGGGATAAATAAGGTGATTATCCTTGGTCGGGTAGGACAAGACCCGGAAGTTCGATACTCACCATCAGGAACAGCGTTCGCTAACCTGACAATAGCCACGTCAGAACAATGGCGAGATAAAAATACTGGCGAGCAAAAGGAATTGACTGAATGGCATCGTGTTGCTGTATCCGGGAAACTGGCTGAGGTCGTGGGGCAGTATGTGAAAAAAGGTGATCAGATTTATTTCGAGGGAATGCTGAGAACCAGAAAGTGGAAAGACCAGTCAGGGCAAGACCGTTACACAACCGAGGTTCATGTCGGAATTAATGGCGTGATGCAAATGCTTGGCGGCATTGGCGACAGCAAACAACAAGCAGCCAGCAGGCAATCACAGAAGCCACAGCAGCAATCATCACCAGCACAACACAACGAACCTCCGATGGATTTTGACGACGATATACCCTTTGCACCAGTAACTCTCCCCTTCCCTCGTCACGCTATTCACGCAATTTAATCAGGAGAAAATCATGCCAGCGCCTCTGTATGGTGCGGATGACCCGCGCCGCTGTTCCGGCAATTCCGTATCGGAGGTGCTGGATAAATTCAGAAAAAACTACGATCGGATAATGTCGCTACCGCAGGAAACGAAAGAGGAAAAGGAATTTCGCCATTGTATATGGCTTGCAGAGAAAGAAGAACGCGAGCGAATTTACCAGACATCAATCCGACCATTCCGCAAAGCCACATATACCCACTTCCCTGAAATTGACCCGCGCCTGCGTAATTATCGATCACGCTATGGCGCTATCAGTAATGACTGAGGAATTTACCATGAGAGGACTTGCATACAATCCCGGCATTCTTCCGGCAGAAATGATTATTCGCCAACGCGTAAAGCCAATGCCATCGAGAGAGGAATTGCTTAAGAGAAATTCTTCTCCGTCAGTGAATCAAAACAAATATCTGAATGCGATGTGGCGGAGTGGGAAGAAATGAAACGAATGACACTAATTGAGATGGATGGATTTCTGAAAGGTAAATGCATCCCATGTGATTTAAAGGTTAACGAAACAAATGCTGAATATCTGGTACGCAAATTTGCTGAAGCGGAGGCCAAGTGCGCGGCGCTGGCGGCGGAGAATGCGGAGCTGAAGTCTGTGCACCCTCAACCATTCGGAGCAGAGATGATGAAGGCTCTTGATGAGTATGAGAAGCATCAGGATGAAGTGCCAGAGACTGGAATGCTCAATGCATTTTTCATCTTGCGCGACAGCATCCGTGTTGAAACCCCAGCCACCGACTCTTTCCTGTCTGAAGTGCGGGCGCAGGGGGTTGAGATGATGCGCGAACACCCATCAATCAAACTTTGCTCTTTGACGCACATATGTGATGAGTTAGCCGCCCAGCTTCGCAAAGGAGGCAACCAGTGACTGGACATGCAGCAATCCTCGACATGTGCTGTGGCAGTCGCATGTTCTGGTTAGATAAGAATGACGAACGGGCGAGATAAGCGATCGGTTAAGTGCTATAGTAATGCGCTTTTGTATTTATGGAGTGAATATGAAAAATATCCTACTGGCATCATTGTTAGTGGCATCGCCGGGTGCATTTGCAGCCAGCTTTGACTGCCAAAAGGCTTCGACAGCAATCGAACATAAAATCTGCGATAACGAACGTCTGTCAAAATTAGACGAACAGCTTAGCTCTGCCTATTCTAGTGCCCTCAAAGGAAACCCAGAGAACGCAGACACCCTAAAAATGGTTCAACGTCAGTGGGTAAATATGCGTGGAAAACTCACTGATAATAAGGCTCTGGAGCTGGCTTATCTTATCCAAATTAATGGCCTCAAAGGTTTGGGGAGTTCAGTCAGCGTAACAGCGGCCAATGACATACCCACGTCGGCGCAGAAACATTCTGAAGAGCAGGAAGAAACAAGTAAGGCAGAAGCTAAGTCGGTCAAGAACGGCAATGAGCTAACCTTAGAGTCATTCCGAGCTAAATATGTAGAAGTAGATGGTGAGTATTACAGCACGACATCCATTCCTAGAGGCAGTTCGTTCTTGTTCACTTGCGCCAGTCGTATTGCTGATGACCAAGTGAATATTTGGAAGAAACAGGCAGCCAAAGAGGGCAAAATCGACTTATTCTTTGAGGTTGAGAATCACTTACACACGGCTATGTTGAACGCCAATTTTCAGAAGTTGAATTCAGACCCTGCCAAAAGAGGTATTTGTAATCTGATTAACGCAGTGCCGTAAGTAAATTTAGGGCCACAGTTGTGGCCTTAAATATTTTTTCAGCCTTTTCTTATTTGTAATAAGCAGTACTTGGTAGTGCTTATAAAACAGAATAAAAAACATATGACTTTGGCGATTACCCAG